TGAAAAGCTGGGCAACACGGGTTCTGCTGCCTTGATCACATGCCGATCACCCATTGCAATGAACGTCAAGCAGTCAAAACCCTCATCAACTGCGTCGGCAGCATCCCATTTTTCCGGCTTGACTTCGGGTGGCACAACGATGCAGACAGATGCGCAGCCAGCCAGCACGCAGGCCCGGGCAGCGTTCTGGGCGTAATCCCAGCCAGGAGAATCACGATCTGGCCAGATGACCAAATTCTTTCCCTTGAGTGGGCTCCAGTCGGTCTTGTCAATGGGTGCCTTGGCTCCGTTCATGGCGGTGGTGGCCACGACACCCAATGCAATCAGAGCGCTGGCGCACTTTTCACCTTCGACCAAGACAATTTGGCGGCAAGTCGCCACAGCGGGAAGATTGAACAGTGGCCTCGGATCAGGCGCGCGCCACATCCGGCTGCCAACGTCCCAAGGTCGGAATTCCTTGCCCGAGGGTGGGTCGTAGCGGTAGACGCAGGCAATCAGCGCGCCTTGGCTTGACAGGTAATCCCACTTCGCGGTGTACGGCCCAAGTTCGTCTGTGAGGGCGCTGCGCGCTTCACGCTGTATTGGTCGCGTGACAGGTGGCGCAAATCCGAGCCACTGGCTGATTTCCTGAAGCACCTGCACAAAATCATGCCGCACCGATAGACCGCGTGACATGGCCCAGATGTCGATCAGATCACCGCCATCGTCGTTAGAAAAGTCTTTCCACAAGCCACGACGCGCGCCCTCGAGTTCCACCACCAGACTTTTGCCTGGTGTTCCGTCAATATCACCTACATAAAATTTGATGCCTTTAGTCTGACCGGCTGGAAAGAGGTAATGCAATACCGCTTCCAATCGATCCAACAGGCCAGAACGCAAAGCTTGAATATCCTCACCCAAATCGGCACGCTGCTGTGACGCATCGTTGAAGTCCATCCAATCCAGGGTTTCTACCGTCATGCAGCACTCCAGCACCGGTCTTGCCAAGCGCAGAATTTGCATTCGTGGTGGGTTGGTGTCGTGGTGTGGCGTGGCAACTGCTCACCTGCTTCTGTGGCGGAAATCACCTTGACTGCACGGTCTGACATCCGTTGCGCCAATCCACCATCGAAAGGCAACAACTCAACCCAGATTTCCTGCGTGTTTTTGTTGATCGCAGTAAACAGTGCCGAGTTGTCAGAATCGCCAGGCACGCTGGCCTCCATGTAGGCCTGATACACCGCCACTTGTGCTGCATACACTGGTTTCGACTTGGCAACCCCCTGTTTGACGGTGTCACGCCAAGACTTGTCATTCATGGTCTTGCATTCCCAGAGCGCCGGGTAGGACAGGCCCAATTCGGATGGGCCACCATTCAGAATGCCGTCAACATGGCCTGCAATGCGGCCACCGGCAACAGAAAATCCGAACTGACCGCCTTGGGCGTTGTGTGTGTAGAGGTCAAATCCAGCCAAACGCAGCCAGCGGACCGCCATGTCTTCCAACTGATGGCCAACTTCGAATATGCGCAACAGGCGACCAGAAAAGTCACGGTCAGCGTCAACTGGCGCATGGGTGTATTCGTATTGCAATGCGCGCTCACAGGTGACCCCAAGCCGAGATGCGCCCAGGTAGTTGCGCGGTATTTCCTTGTCCCGTTCTTTGATCAGTGCAACGTCGATCAGGGTGCTGATGTGCTCCTCAATCTTGGGGCGGTGGTTGAAATCCAGCATCAAGCAGTCCTCCCTGTGGATGGCCACTGCTGCTGGCGCGCCAGACGCTGCTCCAGAAACGCACGATCTCTGCAAGCCACACGCTCGTGCTCCGCCAGCATGCGTGCTTGAAATGCCGTGACAACCACCTCGATGAGCGTCAACACTTCTTGGCGGCTGAAATCGGCCAGTGGGCGCTGCATGCCTATGGTGCCGACGTAGTCGCCCAAAGGCATCAAGCAAGAGACAATTGCCTCGTTTTCCATTTCAGTGGTGTTGATCATGTTTCCCTCGGTCTTGTTCATGATTTGAGAAAAGGCGTTTTGACAGGCCATCGAGCAAAACACCCAACGGTCGCTGTACCGCGCCGGATCGCTGCGCTTGAGCCTGGGGTTAAACCACCCCAGCCCTTTGGCTTGACGGGAACAAACCGCGCAGGTCATGCGACCATCCGGTAACTGTCGTTGGCCGCCATCACCAGGCGATGAATCTGCGATTTATTGAACTGGAAGGACAGCAGTGCCGAGGCCTGGTAGCGGTTCATTCCGAAATCCGCCCGCATTGCCTGTGGCAGGTACTGGAGCTGCTTTTGTGTTGGTGGCTCGTTGAGCCAGCGACGTGTCTTGTGGGCCGAATCGGCGCTCTCGTTGCCATTGAGCCAATCGTCTGCCTTGGCCATGCACACCGTGCGCTCGCCAATTGCCAGCAGGTGCGGTTGTAAGTCTTTGCCTCCGCCAACAGCGTACCAACGACCGTTCAGGAAAAAGATACCGCCCCACGCATTGAAACCGGTGGCCATGAGCGCATCGTCACAGCCAAAAAGATCACACCACCTGAAATTGGAGCGTTTGAGCAGATCGATCTCGCTCATGATGAAATCGGCCAAGACACCGCCGTCCTTCTGCTGACGATCCCAGATATGGCCGCACAACGGGCACTCCATACAGGCCATGGTGACAATCGCACCGCAGTCAGGGCAATCCTTGGTCGGCGCTTCACCATCATGAAGATGACCGTCGAGATTGACCTCCTGCTCCAGCGAACCATGCATCAAGCTTGCTGTGCCAAAGTCCAGCACGATGCAGTCCGACTTAACAAGGCCCGGGAATTCCTCTGGATCAATGGTGCGCAGCCCACGACCAACCATCTGAATGAAGGTTGATTTGTAGGAGCTGGGGCGCAGCAATATCACGCAGCTCGTTGGCGTGTAGTCATAACCCTCAGTCAGCACAGCAACATTGACAACCACCTGGGCGCTTCCGCTCTCAAACGCAGCCAAGCGTGCCTTGCGTTCGCCACCAGACAACTCGCCGTGAACCAGTACCGCGTTCACGTTAGCCGCTTCGAAAGCTTCACAGACGTGCTGGGCATGTGCCACCGTCGAACAAAAGATGATGGTTTTTCGACTCGCCGCCTTTTCTTTCCAATGCTTGATGACCGCGTCCGAAATCAGTCGTTTGTCAAGAATCGAAGCAACCTCATCCATGTCAAAGTCGATGGCCGTCTTGCGTACATTTTTAAGGGCATCCTGGACACCCACATCGATTACGAAGGTACGCGGCGAGACAAGGTGACCGGCTGCAATCATCTCGCCCAGGCTGATCTGATCAGCCACGTTTGAGAAGATCTCGCGTAGACCCTTGCCATCACCCCGGTTTGGGGTGGCGGTCAGTCCACAGATGCTTGCTTTTGGATTGCGCGCCAGCACCGCATCAATCACATACCGGTAACTGTCCGACGAAGCGTGATGTGCCTCGTCTATGACAAGCAAATCCAAGGTCGGCATCTGCTCAAGATGCGATTGGCGTGACAAGGTCTGAACCATCGCAAAAGTCGCCTGACCGAGCCAGGATTTCTCGTTTGCGTCGAACACCGAGGTGGTCATGCCCGGATTGACCCGTTCGAACTTGGTGCGGTTTTGGCCGGTCAGTTCGGTTCGGTGCGCCAGGATGCATGCCTTGGCATCGGGCTCAACCAAGAGTCGGCCTGTGACGGCCGACAGCATGATGGTCTTGCCGGATCCGGTGGGCGCCACAGCCAGCGTATTGCCATACTCACCGAGCGCCAACAGCGTGCGCTCCACCAACAATGATTGACGAGGTCGAAGCATCATGGTGGTAACTCCTTACTGTGCCCAGCTCGGCCGACCCGGAACGGGCGCACGGCCAGTGGCTTGGGCATAGGCGTTGGGTGTGCTGGTTGGGGCTGCGGCCGTCACTCCGGATGCCGCTGTACCTGCCGAGTTCGGAGTCCCCATCAACGCTGCGTAATCTTTGTTGTCAGGCGTGACAGCCGACTTGATAACGCTCTTGTCTTGGCCGTTTTGGTCTTTTTCCCAGTCAACTTTTCCCAGGAATTCAATGCCATCCAAGTCAACAAAGCCATTGATCCGCCGGGCGTTTTGTGCGGCTGCACTGTTGTCACCCGGGTGAATGCCGCGTGCTGAATTGAGGATGGCCTTGATAAAGGTGCGCCCCATACCCGCCCATTCCGGTCCTTTCGGGCTGTGAAGGCCGATCAAGGACCACATTTTTCGGCGTGCATATTCACCTTCCATGACGACAAATTCGCAGTTCAGGTAAACCGAACCTGTGCTGGTATTGCGCGTGGCGTAGCCACCCGTCCAACCTTGTGATGCATCATCAAAGCCACCAGGGCGGATCGTCATGTGCACACGCACATTGCTGCCTTTGGGAATGGGCTCAAAGGAAGGCTGCTCGGCGGCCGAGTTGAAATCGAAATAGGTCATGATCAAGACTCCTGAATAGGTTGGGTTACAGATGTGGCAGTGGTGGTGTCACTTGGGCAGGTGATGGGCATGGGCCGTGAGAAATTCAGCCGTTCCGCTGCCGGTTTGGCCGGGCCTGCGATCTTTTGCATCAGGCGACCCAGATGTGGTTCTTCGATCAGGTCAAGACGGCCGGAGCGATCTTTGGCTGGATAACCCCAAGCATTGAGCGTTTGGCAGACAAAGGCGCGGTAGCTCTGGCCATCGTCTGCCTTGATGTCGGCCAGCGTGATGACGACGTCAACAATTCCAGGCAATTCCAGACCAGTTTTCGACCCATCAATCTGCAGCGAAAAAACGCGCCGATTGAAGTCATCAAGCTTCTCGTCCAAGATGCCAACGAACCACACATTTTTGTGACGTGTATGCTGCAAGTGGGTCAGCCAAGAAATCATTTCCGAGCCAAGCAAGCCATAAGCACCTCTGCTGTCGGGCTTGCCCGTTTTTTCGGAATAGGCTTGGGGCTGGCCTTTGCACCATTGCATGCAAAGTCGGCCTGCCACCGTGATCGAGTCGACAAATATGGTTTCATATTTATCCATGGCCGATGGGTTGCCAAAACGCGCGCAGACTGCATCGAAATGTGCTTGGCTGTAGGGCTGGTCATCACGGAGCGCAGGATTGGGGCCGCCAATAAAGACCGCGATATCTCGGCACTCCTGCCAAGTGCGTGGCCGAACGGCATCACCAGTCCAACCTTCGACGGCTCGGTCGCCAGCTTCGAGGTCACAAAACAAGGTGGCGATGGGGTTCAAAGTCCAAAGCTGCGAGGTTTTGCCCAATCCACTTTTGCCAACCATCACGCCTTTGATGCCGTGATATTCAGCCAGGCGTTGGTCGGCGGTATAGATTTTGAGACTCATGCTTGTACCCCTTCGACCAAAGCCAGGCGAAAGCTCGGCTTGCCGGTTTTAAGCGTGCGTGCAGCAACGAAAGCTGATTTCAATGTCTCTGGCCAGGCACCAAACTTGGTCTCCGACACGCGGTAGCTGACTTCCACATACTGGGCCGGGTTTTCACCATTGGCAGCGATGCGGCGGGTGATCTCAGCCAGTTTGGTTTGGTCCCACTCCACCTTCTTTGGCAAGTCGGCAGTGACCTGCACTGGGCCGTCCTCGAAATGCACGATGCCGGTGTCTTTGCCTGCGGCCAAACGCAGTGCGTGCGCACGACTGGCGAATTTCAGCTCGGTTGCCCGGTCGAGGTGATCGTTGATCGCCTTGGCTTTGGACAGCAGATCAATGGCGTCGCTTTTGAGGTCAAAAAGTGCTTGGCTGCTGCGTTCGGACAGATTCCCGATGGGAATAGCCAGCACATGTTCTTGGAGTAGCATGCTCATGCTGCACCTCCCGCGGTGACCGTGTCTACTGCTGCGCCAAAACGCTCGGAAGTGCTTTTGCGAAGGCTTTCGTTCTCGAAGGACTCGATGTCTTCAGCCCTATAAAGCACACGGCCCTGCAATTTCATGAACACGGGCCCGATGCCCTCTGTTCTCCAGCGCTCCAGCGACGCTTCGCTTAAGTCCCAACGATCAGCCAATTGGCGTTGATTGAGGTGTTTGATAGTCACGTTTTTGTCCTTTCAGGTTGTTGCTAAAACGTGAGGTAATCATCGAATTTGAGATGTGGGGGCGTCGATGCGCGCCATGTGGGGGCTGATGTGGGGGGCTCAGGAATTTGGGGTATTTTTGGGCTCCAGAAAGCAAAACACCGCCAGATGGCGGTGTTTTGAACTGGTGCCTGTCGCTTCGAGTCAAGACAGGATGAATGCGTACTTGCCCTTGCTGGGGTTGGCGATGAACTCGCGCCATTTGGCGTTACCGTTGAACAGGTCCTGCATTTTCAAACCCCTGCGAGACTCCTCGGTCCGACGCTCGGAATAAGCTGCGGCGAGTATTTCACTGGCATCCAATTCCCATCGGTCTTGCTGCGCCTGTTCAAACATGTAGGCGACAGCGCGGGCCTGCTTATCCCCTTTAATCGTCCAAGTTTCGGCTTTTGTTCGAATCCGCAGTACGCCATTGGCAAAGTCAACAGGCAGTGCGCTGGGCTTTATTCCATCTTCGTTGGACGTGAGCACCCGTTCAAGGTAATGCAGATCAAGACATGGACTTGGTGAATAATCAACCAGCGCATCCTTCAAGTATGCGACTCGGTAGTTGCGTGGAGGTCGGATCACTCTGGGCAATTCGTATCCCGCACTCAGGATCAACCCTTGCTCCGGCAGGCGCAGATCAAGCAACGACTGGTACACCGCATCCACATTTTCAGCCAGCCCGCGAACCAACCACACAGGATAGAATCCCGGCCCGATCCTGGCCTCTCCCAACCGCCAAAGTAACCGGACAATCCTCGGGTCTTCGATGCCCGCACGCTTGACCTGTGCAATGTTTAACAGGTCGGCAATTTCATGGAGCAGCTTGGTGCTGGCGACTGAAATAACTGCAGCTTGGTCGGCATCAATCAGCTTTGATCGGAAGGTTTCTGGACATCGGTATCCGAGCTTGTTCGGATATTCAGTCTCATGAATTTCGACAATCGATCTATCGTCACCGCAGGGCACACTTAAGGTACCTGCATACCCGATGCATTCAGTCCAAGCCAGCTGATCAAGTTGGCTGAGGCAAGTGGTTACAGAAACGACACAGCCGGGAATACCGTACAGCCGGTTGCCGTCACGATCCAAAATGGCGCCGTCCGACTGCTCGAACAGCGCCAGCAGATCAAGCAGCGATTTTGTAGATAGCCGCAGTTGCGTCACCATCAATATCTTTCACCAGATTCCACTTGGACAACAGACGGTCGCACAGTGCGCGATCCTTCTCACGCTTGGTCTTGAT